AACTTCCGCAGGTGGTAAGTTCTATCAGATGTCCGAGAATGCTTCAAAAACCATTAATGGACAACTGTCTATGATGCAAGACGCTATGGATGCAGCCTTTAATGAATTGGGGCAGAAATCGGAAGGTGTTATCATGGACGGTATTCAGATGACTATTTCGTTAATTCAGAATTATGAAACGGTAGGTAAAGTATTGACTGGATTAGTGGTTACTTATGGTACATATCGAACTGCTGTGATGCTTGTTACTGCTGCCGAAAGCAAACATACACTTGTGGAAATTGGACTTACTAACGCCCGCATATTAGCACGAAAAGCACAACTAGCTTTGAATGCAGTCATGTTAACCAATCCTTATGTGGCATTAGCTACAGTAGTTGTTGGGTTGGGTGTAGCAATGTGGGCCTTACATGATTCTACTACAGCAACAGAAAGAGCGGAAAAACAATTAAATAACACAATAGACATCCAAAAGCAACAATTAGATGAACTTAAAGGAAAAGTTAATTCATTAGTTTCTATTATTAAAAATGAAAGTGCTAGTCAATTTGATAAGATAAGGGCTTATAAGCAATTACAATCTCTTATGCCAACCGTTTTCTCAAATATGGATATTGAGAAATTGAAATTATTAGACATACTCTCTGTAAATAAGCAAATCTCTGAAGAAATTAATAGACGTGAGCGTATAGGTGCAAAAACAAGGCTTGTGATGGCTCAAAACAAGGTTAATAATATAAATGCCTTGATTGCTGAAGATTCTAAAAGAGGTACATATTACGGGCAATATGAGTCACAGCTATCAGAAGCTAAAGCTGAACAAGAAGTTGCTCAAAAATATGTAGATGACCTGTTGAAAATCCAGTCAGAAGCCAATAAAAAGAAAAAGCAAGAGGATGAAAAGGAGGAAATACGAAATAAAGAGTATTGGGAGCACAAGAAAAAACAAGCAGAGGACGCTCGTAATGCCTTGGATGTTTCTAAAAAGAATTCAGAAGAATGGAATAAATATACCAAACAAATACAAGAAGCACAAAAGCAAATAGATAAGTATTCGGATTCAAAATCAGGAAAAGAGGCTGACAAGCAAAAAAAAGACCAACAAAAATCAGCCGAAGAGCTTCTGTCTCTCCGTCGCCAAAATCAACAGGCGGAAATAGATCTTATGAAGGAAGGCACAGAGAAAAAGCTAAAACAGATTGACCTTGACTATCAAAAAGAACTTGACGCCATCAAGAAACAAGAAAAAGATTTGAGTGAAAGACAGGGTGGAAAGTTGACTTCGGAGCAGTCTATTGAAATTTCCGCTCGTTATACCAATGCTGAAAATAAAAGAGAGAAAGATATAGCCGATGTAAGTAAGGAATTAAATTCCATACTAGATAAATATCGTGATTATTCAGCTCAACGCATAGCTATAGAGAAGCAGTATCAAGACGATGAAAAGAAACTTAGGGACGGATTAGCAAAAGCTAAAAGCGATTCTGAAAAGAAACAATATGAAGATGCCCTAAAAGAACTAGAAAAACAGCGTAAGAAAACTATAGATTCTATTTCAAAAAGCGAAATCGAAGATTCTGGCGTTTGGAAAATGTTAATGGGAGATGTTGATGCATTACCTACAGATATGCTTGAACAATTATTATCTGATGCTGAACAACTTGTCAAGACTACAAACTTGTCGGCTACAGATATGAAAGCTATGATGGATACCATAAATAATGCTCGCCAAAACCTTATAGCTCGCAACCCTTTCAAGACATTGAAAGAAGAATATGAAAAGTATCAGAAAGCAATAAAGAAAGGGGATAAACAGGGAGCCTTTACTTCATGGAGTAATGTGGAACAAGCTAGCGAATCTATAAAGAGTAATATTTCAACATTAGGGTCCTCTCTATCTTCTCTTGGAACTACTTTTTCCGATGAACTGGGAGAAGGCATCCAAAAAGCGGTAGATATTATAAATGACGGCATCACAGCATTTGAAGTATTCGGCAAAACTGGTGAAAAGTCTGCCGGTGACACAGTGAAAGGCATTAGCGGAATTGTTGGGATCATAACTACATTAGTGGGTACTGTAATGAATGCCTTTGATTCTACAAAAGCAGAACAAGAAAGAAATATTGAATATCAACGTAGACAGGAAGGATATTGGGATTCTATAAATTATCAAGTAGAACGTTATCTGGAGTTGCTCAAAGAAGCCGCAGGAAATGATTATTTTGCAACAGCTACCCAATCATTAACAACACTTGAAAAAGCCAGAGAGAAGGCATACAGGGACATAGTTAAATCTATGCCTGTTGGTGATGTTGATGCTGTAACATTTGGGCTTGCTCAACTTTTTAAAAGTGGTAAGTTTGCTGGCAAAATGACTGAATATGCCTTCGGAGGTCCGCAAGCTAAAGAAATATTTGATTTCATACAAGCTAATGGAGGATATGATCTACAAAACAAACTCATATCAGAGGAAGCGATTTGGGCGATGAAAAGCAATGCCGACATCTGGTCTAAGTTACCGGAATGGATGCAACAAGCTATTGACAAATTTGTAGAGCTCAACGACCAGACTAAGGAGCTAGAAGAGACTTTAAATGAGGATTTATTTCAAACGACTTCACAAGGTCTCGAAGAAGCAATACTGGAAGGATTAAAAGGAGGAAAAAGAGGAATCGCAGATTTTGGAGAAGATTTTGAAGAGATAATGCGCAACGCCTTATTACAATCGTTCGTTATAGACCAACTAAGAGGTAAAGCACAAGAGTTTTATAAAAAATATACCCTTTTGGCTGATAGTGACGAAAACGGAAAACTTGATTTAACAGCAGAAGAGATAAGCGATCTTAGAAAAGATTGGAATGATATTATAAAAGCTGCTACAGAAGAAGCAAAGAATATTGATGCCATTGTTGGTGGTTCTTCCTCTTCATCCCAAGAAGCTTCAAAGAAAGGCTTTGCCACTGCGTCACAGGATTCAATCGACGAGCTTAACGGGCGTTTCACCGCCTTGCAAATAGCCGGAGAAGAAATTAAGAATCAAAGTATAACTCAATCCCAATCATTAAATATTCTAACGATGAAAGCGGATACACTTATTTCCATAAATACGGAAACGAGAAATATAGCCGATGACACACGTGATTTGATAGCAAGTTCATATCTCGAACTTGTTCAAATCTCCGAAAATACCGGAGCAATAATAAAACCCATCCAGCAAATGCAGAAGGATATGGCGGAAGTTAAAAACAATACCAAAGGATTATCAACAAAATAAATGGTTATGGCATATTTATTAATAAATGGTAGAGATGCTTACAAGACTTGGGGTGTAAGAATGGGAGATAAATTCCTTGATGTGCTTGGTGCATCATTACCTATGAAAGAATTTATTGAAAATAAATCCCGATTAGAACATGGAAAACGTGTAATAATTAATAATCCCAAAATTGATGAACGGGAAATAACGCTCTCTTTTACCATAGAAGGCAATTCTAAATCTGATTATCAAGCAAAAAAAAGGGCTTTTTTTGAAGAATTATACAAAGGTGTGATTGATATTCAGATTCCAGCTAACAGCAGTGACATTTATCACTTGATTTATTTAGGTAAAAGTATCACCTATGCGCAGAGTTTAGACAGAACTTTTGGTAAATGCTCAATGAAGTTTTGTGAACCAAACCCGAGTTTAAGGACCTAATTTACGACATTGATTTCATTGTCGTATATGCGAGTGCCCAAAATTGGGTACTCTTTCTTTTATCTCCGAACTTTGGTGTGTTATGGAATCAGTAGACATCAAAGACATATCCGGCAACATTCGCTTTTCGACTCCTATCAATGAGGGTTCGAAAAGACACTTCCTTTTGATGCAGGAAGATTATATCACTTTGCTATTTAGCCTTTTCAATCCGGTTTATTTCAAACTAGGTGACTACGTAGACAATGAGTTGGGAATATTCGAGCTTGTAGACCTGTATAAGCCTACCTACAATACAACGACAGGTGCATACGACTACGAACTCCGCCTTGATGCTTATTACTGGAAATGGAAGAACAAGAAGTTTTTCTATACACCGGAAACCACCGGACGCGAAGCCGCATGGAATCTCACCGCTACCCTTGACACGCATTTGAAAGTCTTTTTGGATAACCTGAAAGCTCTTGGCTATAAATTCAGGGATCTGGATTTTACTTGGGACATCGATAGTACGGTAAAAAACACTTCCAAGCTTGTTTCCTATGACAACGTAAATCTGATCGACGCTCTCACACAGATGGCGGAGACTTGGGAGTGTGAATGGTGGATAGAGAATCATAAGATTTGCTTCGGACGTTGCGAATACAGCTCACCTGTTGATTTCAAAGCCGGTGACTTGACAGACACAGAAAATGTGAATGTCAACAGCATGACACGCAGCGACAGCCAGACCACTTATGCGACCCGTATCTACGCTTTCGGCTCCACCCGCAACATTCCTTCCAGCTACCGGAAAGATTTGATATTCGACGTAAAAGAGGTTAATGGACGTAATATATCCGATACGTCAAGACCGCTCAAAATAAGCTACTTTCCGTCACGAGTTACATATAAGGAAGACTATACCGCTAGTAGCAACGAAGGTAGCGGACCTTTTACTCCCTCTTATACAGAATGGACACTTGACAAAGCTTTAGCTTCATCAGCCAAGGGTGGTTCTTATAAAGTTGTTTCGGAAGGAATTTCAATCAATATATCAACAGCCGTCCCGCAAATAGGGAACCGTGCTTTGCTCCCGGCAGGAGATTATATATTGAAGGCGTCATATATCTATAATGTTTCCGGGGAATCAAAAGAGGTGATTATTGGTAATCAGACCGTTTCATTAGCCCAAAATCAACAATATGAGATTGTGTCTAAAATACAGGTTTCCGACACGTTGGTTATCGACAAAAACAGTTCTGATTTAAAAGTAAGGGTATACGTTCACGTACCAGCTCCAGCTTCTTCCGAGCTGTTATCGACTTTTCAGGCGTATGTAACATACGATATTAACCTGTATGGCGGTTCTTCTGCAACGACTTCCGTAACATTCCTTTCCGGTGCAAATGTCGGACGTACTTTTGATGCTGTTTACAATCCCGACCTTTTAACCGGTGACGCAGCAAACGTTATCCAGTTACCGGAAGGTGTAACCGCCTCTTTAGGTAACCGGTACACCATTGATAACATCATCAAAGGTAAAGTTCCCGATAACTACTTCAGCAAGGATGACAAGGAAATGACCCTTAACGGAGTTGTTCAGAAACGTCTTATGCTTCCGGAGGGTATTTCTTATGTAGACGCTTATAAATACAGCCCGACCGGTGAACGTATCAACATCGGAGATGAAAACTACGATGATCCGGATAACGTGGAAATGCCGGAAGAGGAAGCAATCGAAGAGATTGTTATATTCGAAGATGAATATCCGCAATACAAGGGTACAATATCCAGCGTAAGCCACGATGATAAGGTAGACGATAACGATAAGGAATATCCGATCTACAAATTCAAAGATACAGGACTGAAGAACTTTACAGAAGATTTCAGGCTGGATGATGAAGAACTTCACATGATATTCCAGACTGGTAAGCTTGCCGGGATGGACTTTGCTATCAACATTGTAGAGAGCGATAGCACCGGAACAACCTTTGAAATAGTCCGTAATGAGGATTACGGTCGCTTTCTTCCGGATGATGTTCTTTATCCGGAAGCTTCTAATACTTATATCCTTTACGGCTTTGATACCGCATACATCTCCGAACAGATGTTGCCGGACGCAGAGCAGAATCTACTCAAAAAGGCAAAAGAGTACGTAAAGAAATCCATGATTGACCCGTCCACCTACGATTGTGAGATGGCCGCTGATTTCATCTACAATAAGGGAAATATCCGTACATACGAAGTCGGGGCTAAGGTCAACCTGATAAATAAGGCATTTTTCCCGGAAGGCAGACAATCAAGAATAATCGGTTTCGAGTGGCCTCTGGATTTTCCTTACGATCACCCGATTTATACAGTTGGTGAGACGGCTTCATATTCCCGTATCGGTGAGATAGAGAGTAAGCTTGACCCCCTTACTTACAAGGGACAAACCTATTCCGGCTCTGCTGTCGGAGGTGGTGGAACGAGTGTGTATGTTATTGGGGTTAATGACAAGACAATCCCGTCTGACAGAAACGTATTCTCCGCAAAGAGATCACTTGCCACCTTCTTGAACAAGGCGCAGGAGGAGACAATGGAGTTTCTTATCAAGCTGTTAGGCGGTATTATTACCGACAATATAGAATCCCAGAACTTTATTCCCGGTGCACTTGGTTCAGGATTCCTCATCAAACGCGATCCAAAGACCGGACGGTCATACATCGAGGTTGATGAGCTGTATGTAAGACTGAAAGCAATATTTGAGTCTTTAACAATCAAGGAGCTTCAATCGGTAGGTGGTGAGGTTCTTCTGACATTGGCTAGTATCGAATGCACGAAAGTGGAAAAGATTTCAGAAGCGCTTCTTTATGATGCAAACGGCTTTCGCCTTTATGATGTTGATGGGAAAGCATTATTATCATCCATAGCAACTGGAGGTGTCTACCGCTGTTATTTTACGACTGATGACGGTGAGAAAGCCATTATCAACCAATTCGCAGCCGGAGACATGGCGCAATGCAGGCAGTTCAACATTAAAGAAGGGGTTTATGAAAATGTATCCAACCGTTATTACTGGCGTTATGTTCTGGCTGTAGGCGAAAATTATATTGATTTATCTGTAGATGATTGTGCTGAAGGCAGTGATATTCCGCAAGCGGGTGATAAGATAATCCAACTGGGAAACCGTACAGACCCGGCACGTCAGAATGCGATACTTCTGTCCGCCTACGGACTTACTGCTCCTACCATACAGATGTTGCAGAGAATAGATTCTTACTCTTTGGATGGAAAGGCGGTGAAAGAAGAAGGATTCGACCAGGAGACACAACAGTTCTATTCGAATACATACGGACGCAGTTATACAGGCACACGGGATAAAGACGCATTCATTCAGTTTGACCCTGTAACCGGTTTGAAAATACACGGTGCCGAAATTGACGTTTCAACCGATAATTTCATGATAAAAGATCGGGATGGTAATCAGATTGCCGTCTTTGAAATAGGAGAAAACGGAAAGCCACGCCTTAAAGCTGATAATATAAATGCCGATGAGCTATTATCAAACGGTGAAAAATGGGCGCTCAAGAAAGACGGAAGCGGATTCCTTGCATCAAAGAATCTTGTCTGGGATGAACTTGGGAATCTTAACCTGATGGCGTCTTTGTCTCTACCTTATAAGATGTTTCAAATAAATGCGGATTCAACTCCGACACCTATGGATTTATCGGAGGGGAGATACTTTGTAGTACGTTACGGAAATATATATGGCGATCAAATCATAGAGCTTCCCGCTCCCAGTCCGGAATATAATGGTTCAGAAGTTAGAATTTATTCCGGGTTTATGACAACAAGGTCTTCCAGAAGCTTCTTTGATCTGACAATAGAAGAAAACGGTATATTCTTCTACCCCGGATATATTCCAGTAGCAGGCTCCCCAATACAAATATCAAAAGTACGTGTTTCGGATAAAGAAATTATTTTGAGATGTATTTCATTTGGAGATTTCAGTTTCTGGTACATACAAAACTACAAAGATTTTGCAAATGAGGATTTTAATCCATCAGAATAAAAATATAAACTATGGCAGAAGAAAAATACATATTTACAGTAACGGGCGATCATGCTAATAAAATATTGATTTGCCCTGTCCCCGTGGGCGGGATATTTATAACTAAGTTGACTGACAACCCTGCCGTCCGTTATCCGGGCACAACTTGGGAGAAGTTGGAGGGTCGTTTCCTTTATGGTACCTCCGGGCAGGAGGAAAGTGGTGCAACCGGTGGCAGCTCTTCGGTTGTGCTAAGCGTTGAGAATATGCCTGCCCACACTCATGCACTTACTGCGAAAACAGATGAATCCGGTTCCCATACCCATACATCAGGTAATCACCGTCATAAGGTAGACAGCCATAGCCACACACAGCCGTCACACTCGCATAGTGTTAAGATGTCGGATAGAAACGACAGTGGCAATCCAAACTACCTGTTTGCGCCTAATGGAGGTAACTACGGTATGGAATCGGCGGCATCCGGAAACGGGTGGGGACAATCAGGTGCAGCAGGAGGTGAAAGCACGGGTAGTGCTTCCCCTTATACCAGCTATACAAATCCGACCACGTCTGAAAACGGAACCCACTCTCACGGACTAAGCGGAAATCTTGCCACAGCCGGAGAAGGACAGGAATTCAGCATCCTTCCGCCATATATCAAGGTCCATATATGGGAAAGAAAATCGTAATATTAAAATAAAAAAATATGGAAAAGTATATTTATTTAGACAGGGAAAACGCAAAGAAAGGTATAGCCCTTGTTTTTGCAGCCAAAGATCATCCGGTAAAGGATTATCCGGCATATTTTGGGGGTGAGGCAATAGAGTTTGTCGGAGAAGATCTTCCACATTATATCACCTACGTACAAGACGGAGATAAGGAGTATGTACGTGAAGCCACACGAATAGAACTGTATGAAAGGGGAATAATATCCCTTCCCGCAAATGAAACTATTTCGGATGGTGCTATCGTAAAGAAAACACGTGAGCAGCTTGTAGCCGATGGTGTAATAACCTTGGAATCGGAACTGTCTAAAGCCCGGTTCGATCGAAAACGCCAATTAGAGGCGGTAGATTTGTACGATAAAGCAGTATTGCGCGGTGATGTTCAAGAAACAGAAATGCAAAAAAGTATCCGGGATACCTATCGAAATAATTGGCTTACTATCACTGACCGATATACGGATATTAGTGTTCCCATTGAAAGCATGTATCCACTGATGCCTGATTTCATTGCTTACTTCTATTCTTAAATTTATAAACAATAAACAGATAAAGCTATGATTCTACTAGTATTAATGTCGTTCATTCTCATTGCCGGTTACGTCTTTGCAATGATAAAGAAGATGAAAGAAATCCCTTATTCTATCAGTGATACCTACTATGCCCTGACGCATAAGTTCTGGTTCGGTTTATGTATGATCGGCTCCGGTGTATTGCTTCTTCCGGCAGCATTTGAAGCAAGCACGGAAAACAGCCGGTTTCTTGTATTCCTTTCGGTTGTCGGGATGATTGTATTGGGGGTATCTCCTAATTTTCGAACAGAACAAAAAGTTCCTCACTGTATCGGCGCTGCCATGTCTTTGATCTTCTCCCAGATATGGGTAGGTTGCAATTCTTGGTATTGGTTACTGTTATGGGTTGGATTCATTGCGTACATGGTTATCTCCATGAAGAAGCACTGGACAGGCAATTTCATCTCTGACTTCATAAAGAGAAAGCCTATGTTCTGGATTGAGGTAATTTCGTTGTTAACCGTTTATCTGACTTGTATCCTATGAAAGAAGCAATAGTACATACCACAACCGGAGGATTTGCCGCAATAGCCACTGCATTTGTTGCCGAATCATTGCAAAATATGATTCCATGGCTGATTGTCTCATGTGCTGTAATCCTCTGTGATCTCCTATTCGGAGTGAGGAAAAGTATGCTAATGGGCGAAAAGGTCAGATTCTCACGTGCGATCCGTGCCACTATGGGGAAGATGGTCACTTACTTCGCTTTCGTCTGCATGGTCTGCATGATTAGCGTAGCAAGTCACAATGAATATCCTATAGATGTGTATTCCTGTTTATTGGTATGCTTCATAGAGGGGTGTTCGATAGTCGGGAATATACTGAAGCCAAAGGGGATTAACATCAATCTTATCGGGGCTTTGGGCGTGTTTGGTAAGAAGGTGTTTAAGGTTGACAAGGAAGATGTGAAGGATATAATCGAAAAAGAGGAAATACATGAATCAAATAAATAAAATCAGCGCCTTAGCCAGCAAGCTTCTATCCAAGATCGGCATAGATGGCATGGCTCACATTATAGTGTGCCAGAACTTGGTAATGTGGCTATCGAAATATACGCCACTGTGGTTAGCAATCATTATAACCGTCGTAATCTTCGTTCTGAAGGAAGTATACGACAAGTACTGCAAGAAAACAGAGTTTTCAATTAAAGACATCATCTGTGATTGCGTAGGTCTGGCATTGGGAGTATTAACATTGATATTATAGGAGGAAATAAACATGAGTTTACCAAGAGGTTTGAGAAACAATAATCCGGGTAACATTCGGATCACAAAAGATAAATGGCAGGGATTGAGAGAAAAGCAGGAGGACAAATCGTTCTTCCAGTTTACGGAAATGAAATGGGGTTACCGTGCCCTTATCCGAACCTTGCAAAACTACCGTAAAAGACACGGCTGTAAGACGATTGCCGACTTCATCAAGCGGTGGGCACCGGAGAACGAGAACAATACAGCCGGATATATCAGCCGTGTATGTAGCGAAATGCAAGTCCCGAACACATACGTTCCGGACATCAACGACAAAGCAACCATGTGCGCTTTTGCTGCCGCCATCTCACGTGTTGAGAATGGAGTTCCGGCTGTTATGGCTGACATAGAAGCCGGATGGGATTTATTATAAACTTTAATCAATAGGAGGAACAATCATGGCAACAATAAATTTGGAGTTCAAAAAGAACAGTAGCGTATGGTATGCGGAATTTCAGGTAAATTCTGATTTCAATATTCATTTGGAACGCAACAACTACGGTCGGGTGAATATTCTTCAACGGACGACAAGTGAGGGGAATTTTGAACCCGTTGTTTTGCCTGGAAGTCTTGCGTACAATGCGGGGACAACCATAGACTGTGATTTTTCGGCATTAGTCTATCCAAAGACAATTCGTGTTGAAAGTGACAGCGAAGTATTAAGTGGAACAGTAACCGAATCCGGCAATGAAGCTTAACAGGGTGTCTTTAAATGTAGTGGGGCTTAACCGGATCGGATTAAACCGGATCGGTTCGCCCTCCCGTGGCTCTTCTTCCGGTTCCGACCGTTCTTACATCGACCCAGAAGTATTAGCCTCTCTTAAAGCTGTAGTTATAGTTGGCAATAAGACTAATAATGATTCTGATAGAGCTATAGTCAAGAACTTGGTGGACCCTGACAATCCGTTTGTGATTAGCAACGCAGCTTACACTGAAGGAAGTGGCTACGCAGATAAAGATAGTCCTTACTATGGTGCCTTCGTCACCGACGGAATCGACGACCTGATTACTTCCACCAAGACCGTACAGGAGATGCTGGGAGGTAGTAACGAGATTACGGTGGTGAGTATGGCTCATTTTATAAAAGGAGAATCAAATGCACCTGAAATATGTAGAATTAATCAAATAAGAAGAGACACGAGAAGCATTAGAAACTCAATTTCTAAAATAGGAAAGAGTGGTATATTTGGTTATACATACAAAAATGGAGTAACAACCATAAACAATATTTTAGGGGACAAGAATGATTGTACAGCAGAAGGTAATTTAGACGGTATCGTTGCTCCATTTTCCGTAGAAGGTTATTATTACAATAATAATTCAAATCCTTTAGAGCTATGTTCTATTGCTTGGTACTGGACAATCATCGCCAACAAGGTACTGATTACCGACCAAATCAACCAAGTAATCGCTTACTTCAACTTGGATAGAACTCTTAAACCTGATATACTGTGTAACACTATCAAACAGGGAATCACCAACGAGAATCACGCAGAGTTTGGCGACAAGCTGATTGACTTTTCAGGTAACGGTAGGGATATTCAGTTGAACAATCTAGCTTGGAAGGGGGATTCAGGTATTGGGAAGTATGAGGTTGATTTTCTCGATTCTAGTATATGGAACAGTAGTAATTCAACTATAACGAGTAGTAAGATAGATTGTAAAAATGCTATAAGTCATATTATGCTACTGTATTATAGCGTAGGGAGTAAAGAATATCCAGACATTCCTTCGTTTAAGGTTATTAAAACAGGAGCCGATATTGATTATAGCTATATTGATGAAACTGGGTCGCCTAAATCAGTTAAAATTGTAGATGGGGTGAATGTATTACCAGCTTCACATAACACTTTGTATAGTGGCTCTGGTCGATTTTGTGGTTTTGGTAATCCGGGTATGGGTAATAGTGTTACCATCACCCAAATCCCTTCCCACGCAGGTGCTCTCTGGCTTGACGGAGTAAATGACTTCGGTAAGGTGACAGGGATGCCGATTTACAAGGATTATACGGTAGTAACCGATAGAGAAATATTTGCTAATATTGGAGCTATATTGTCAAAGAATAATCCGGGGGCATTTGTGGAAACTGCCGGAAATAGTGTTTATAGTTTTGGTCAAGCTACTTCTGGTCTAAATTTTATTTCTACTAGAAGTATATCTTATTTATCTAAATACTCTTATTGCGGGCAATCTATAACAGCAGGTGCAGCAGAAGATGGAACTGATATGTGGTTAGGCACGATACGAGATAATGATAGCCGTTTCTTCAACGGAGCTATCTACTCTCTCATGTCCTTCCCATATAGTATGTCCGAGTTCTTGATAGAGCGCCAGTTGAAGAAGCATAAGCTGGGTACGCTGTATCCGGATATGGTGGAGTTTAGACCGATAGTGAAGAGTAATCTACCTTATTCTTCCATAACCTATTCTGTTAATCCCGGAGAATATATCTCTGTAGATAGCATGGTTACCATCACTGTAACGTTGCCAAATACCTCTGATAAGCTAATGGAGGTATCGTGCAATGCTATCAGTGATATATCCATATCCGGTGACAATGGCGTTTACGAGATTACGGGAAAGATAGTCAAATCCCCTCAAAAGATAAACCTTGTTATCTCCAGTTACTTGACAATGTTAAGCAACTCAACTTTAATTTCAAATGAAACATTAATTAAAAACGAATGATATTATGGAAAAGATATTTGATATAGCAAAAGACAGTGAACAATCGTGGGGCACTTTATCTACTGCGATTGATGGAAACTTTGATGATACAGCAAAGTTCCTATTAGCAGATAAGATTCCATGCGGAGATAATCTGATTACACAGTCAGCAGAATTATCCGAAGGATGGAGCTATGAAAATGGTATATATACCCATGCAAGCGGATACGATAATGCCCTTGCTTTTACACTTACTACTAGCAAAGGGAAAAAATATCTTGCCAAATTAACAAAAGGTATAGAAGGTTCTGAAAATTCCATTATGGTAGGTATCGGAGATAAGACACCGATAGATACGTATAATGGTGAACTGATAGCCTATATTGGAATGATTAGCGATGGTGGTTCTTTGAAGGTGTTCCCATCGGCTAAATATGCGTCAACTTTAGAAGTTGAGTTATATGAAGTGGTTGATAAGTCATCCGCCAGCCAACTCATATCTTACGGTCGGCAAAATGTATATATTAATATAGGGGATAATGATATATCAAGTTGGTGGGATGTTGCATTAGGCTATAAAACGCTT